ATATAATATATAATAAAATTAATAAAATAAAAGGGTCGGGGCCGAAGCCCCAACTCTTTAAATATAAATGCTTATTTCAATAACATGAAATTGTTAGCACCTTGTGTAACTAAACATCTTTCTGATAGCATGTGGATTTGCATTGCATCTAAAGCAGATGTAGCAGCGCCAACCGAACCAGTAACCCATGATTTCATTCTTCTATCATCAGTTTGAGAAGCTCTATAACGAACGTGTAAGAAAGGTCTTTTAAGATTCTTTCCTAATTGTTGATCATAAACCGTAGATGTTCCAGCTGGAACCATTACCCCTCTAATAGCCTCACTACCAGCAGCAGTATTAATACCACCTCTTGTAGCTTTGTCATTTAAGTATCTCATATCAGACTTGTAGAAGTCATAAGAACCTCTTCTGAAACCAGAGAATCCTAAGTTTAATGCCATATCTTCAGAGTTGTTAAATACTCCATAAGAAGTACCACCAGCTCCATAAGAATTCATAGAAGCTAACATGTCATCCATTGCTAACGAAGTAGCTCTGTTTACAAACATCATGTTTTCTTCAATAGCACCTTGCTTGTCAAACTCAGCTAAAATAGCGTCGAACTCAGCTAAATCAGTAGCAGCATTAACACCAGTAACACCAGAAGTGATATTACCTCTATCTTCGATAGCTGCAAATAAACCTTCAGTACCAGCACCGTTTAAACCAGCATCAGCAGCACCTCTAACTTGACTGTTCTCACCAAAACCAATGATAGATGCAGCGGCAGTTTTCTCAGCTTCAAGCATAGTCATTTCTAAGTAATCGTTAAAACGAGCTCTTGTATCAGCTTCAGCTTTTAAGTACCATAAGTAACCTGACTGACCACCTTCAGAAGCAACTTCAACCCAACCGATTCTAGAAACATCAGAACCTGATACTTCGTAGTAATCTTTCATAATGATTGGTTTGTTGTGGAACGACTTGAAAGTAGGTTCGTTAGCACCTCTTGAATCAGTTTTCCAGGTACCAGTTTCGTCAGCGTAAGCCGCTCCTTTACCGTACTCAGAACCTATAACTAACAAAGTAGCTGCACTAGCAGTTTCAGAGTGAGTTGTTAAAACAGCCTCACCATAAGACTCAAGTGAAACAACATTTGAGTTTGGAGTTTCTACTACTAAACATTTAGAAACTTTTCCAGAAGTAGCTAAAAGTACCATATCATTAACTCTAATACCGTGAACTCTACTCCCTGTAGCACCTACAGCTGTATCTCCATCGATGTCAGCGACAACAGCGAACGTACCGTTTGTGTCACCGTTTAAATCTATCGTACCCGTGTAAGATAAGTGTAATCTTGATTGTTCAGACCATACAACTTGATCAGCTTGCATTGCCTCTTCAGCTCCAACTTGTGAAAGAAAACCAGATATAGTCCTAGGACCAAATACCTCTGCTTCTTTCTCCATTAGATCTGGTAAATATTGTTGTGCCCAACCTGAATTTGTTCCATCAACTAAATCTAGGTAGTTTGTAGATAATGTTTGCTGCCTTGAAGCAGGAACACTATTCAAACTAGGGCCATTTGTAATTGCCATAATTTTTAAATTTTAATTTGTTATTTGTTTTTGTTTTTAATTTTAAACTTGAAATCAGCAGTATTATCACCTAACACCCTTACTTTAATTCCACCAGCCTGTACCTCACCATGTGCTTGTCTGGGCTCCATACTAATGTTTTTCCCCCTTTCAACACTTTGTTTAATAGCGTCTGATTTTCCTTGTTCGTAAAAATGTTTAGCGATTGCATCGGCATTATTTGCTGTGAAAAGTGATTTATGATAACCTTCAGCATCTTGCATAGTATTGTTTTCATCTAGAAACTTTCCGATAAAATTACTTATGCTACTTTGGTCCTCCACAATTTTTTCAGCATCCTGAACATTGTATCTATATTTTTTATCACCGACGTTGTATTCAAAACCTTTGAAATTGTCGTTAAAAACATTGTTAGTTTTTTCTTTAAAAATAGAAATACGCTCTTCTGTACTTTGCTTGTTTTCCGCTTCCTCCTTGCTGTATCTATTAAAGAAATCAATCGCTTCTTGCTGCTCACTCGTGAGCTTTGAACCGTTCTTGATGTCTTCATAGTATTTGGATTTGTTCTCTTCCAGTTGAGTTTTAGCGTTGGCAACTTGCTCTTTTAACGCTAATTTTTTTCTTTTAATTTCTTTTTCATCATCTAAATCTTCATCATAAGAAAATTGATCTTCCATTAGGAAGTTAATTTCCTCACCATTTAAATGAGGTTTTGATTGAGTATAGTATTCGCGTAATAGATCTTGATTGTCTAACTCGGAATAATCTTGATTAAGTTTAACGAAATCATTAATATCACCACCAGTTTCATCCATAAAACTAACTAGTTTTTGGATTCCATCAGGAAGTGGTTCTCCTTTCTCTATAGATTCTTTTACTACTTCTTTAACAGTTTCTACTATCTCTTCTGTTTTGTCTTCATTAGTTACTTCCTCTAAAGCAGGTACTCCTTCTTTAGTTGGTTCTACACTTTCTACTTGCTGAGGTGTAGGCTCTTGAGTAACGTCTTCTTCTACCTCTGTTGGTTTATCTAAACTAACCTTAGTTACAGATTGCTCTTCAACTACAGGCTTCATTGTCATTTTTTCTTTAACTTTAGTGACGCTGCCTTTAGTTTCATTACCGGTAGGTTGTACCTCTTGTTTTTCTTTTACTTTTAGTGACCCAGTTTCGTTATCCACGATTGGCTCTTCTTTCTTTTCTTTTGCCATAATATAATATAATAATAGTTAATAATTCTATAGTCCTAAACCAAACCCTCCTAATGTATCATTACCTGCGGACTCAAAGTTTTTAGGTGGTTTTTGATTGTTTCTTTGATCAATCAACTCGGACTGTTGAGTTGCTTGTATTTTTGTTCTTTCGTCTTTTCTGTTTTCCTTTTCACTATCTCTTCCTTGTACACTCTTAACCTCTTGACTCTTTAGCTGCATATTATATTGGAACTCTAGTTCCATCAACTGTTTCTTTATTTCACCCTCGTGAGACAATGATTGAGCCTTCATTTGTGATTTTGCTTGCTCTAATTGAATTTGACTTTGAGTTAAAGCTTGTTGTTTTTGAACTTCAGCTTGTGCGGCAGCTTGTTGTTGTTGTGCGTTTGCTTGAGCTTGAGCTTGAATATTCTCTTGTTGCATTTGTTGATCTCGCTCCATCTTTTTCTTTCTTCTAATCTTCAACACTTGGTTAGCGAGTTTTACGCTTTTAATCTCCCTTATATCAATTGCATCTTCAAGGTCAACAGAACCTTGTTGTAGTGCCACTTGAATATTATTTTCAAGTAATTGTTGTTCTTCTTCGTCTGGAGCTAACTCTATGAATATCCCGAAATCATATAAATGTAGATCGCTTATTTCTTTTAAAGTAGCGACGTTATGCATACCTATACTTCTAGTAAACGCGCTTGCGGTGGGAGAGTATTCTAGTATATCAGATATTCTAAGCGATAAGCATTCCGCGACCTCTGCTGTTAAAAACAGTCCACTTTGCAATATATGTCTTGTTGCTACGTTTGAATTTGCGGCCGCCAACTTTTGTATACCCACTAAAGAGTATTTATCTGGAACACTCCCGTCTCTAGCCTCGTTTAAACCGGTGGTATCTCTTATCATTTGTAGGTAATAATTATAATTACCGATTAGAGCTTGCATTTTATTACCAGCACCTTGCCCGCTATGTATTTCTTGAATTGGTATTTTACCTGGATTTTGATCTCCTTCTGAAGTGAAACTTCGTCCTATAACAGAACCAGTTTGGAAATACATATTCAAAGCTTCTTGGGGATTATAGTTTGTTCCGTTACCTAAGTCAATTTCAGCTAAACCATCAGCGTCTAAATAAACACCATCAGGAACCATTCTAGACAAAACTTGTTGCAACTTTAAATGAGTTAACTGTATCATGTCAGCAAAACCAGTTATTCTACTTACAAGTGATTCTATACGTCCTTCATACATTCTTGGAGCTACTATAGAATAATTCATTTTAACCTTAGTATAGTCACTTTTAGGGCGCATCATATTTTTAGCCATCTCCCATTTAAGCAGTCTATCAGTACCAAGAATCATAGCCCCATCATACAAGCACTCTATAGATCTAGCCACTTTACTATATCCACCCTCCATTCCCTCTGGTGGGTTGAATTGATCGTCTTTTTCTATTGTCTTTTCTGCACCACTACCAGTTTCTTTAACTTTATACACCTCATTCATATAAGTTTTATAGTTAAAATATAATACTTGAACAGCGTTGTTATCTTCTTCTTGTCTAGTGTTGTAATTATTTCTCTTTAAAGTTTTTTTATTCAGTATTTCCTCAAGATCTTCCTGTTCTAGAAACGGAAATTGCTTAACCAACTCGTTTATAGGAATAGTTTTAACTTCACCAACATAGTATATATCATCAAAATAAGGGGAGTCAGTATGAGAATAGACTAGGTTAACAGGATCTACATAATCTATAACAACTCCTTCAGAAGTGTTGAAGGATGTTTTAACAGCGCCAATACCTATAGTTGCTAGATCATAATAATAACGTTTTCTAATTAAATCATAATTACTACCCTCGAATAAAGTGTTTAACGCTTGTTCTTCCGCTAACTCAATACTTTGTTTATATGTAAGCTGCATGTGTAACTTTAATTCTTCTTCCGTTTCTGGGAGATCTTCTGGATCACTACTATATAAATTAACACCAAAAGCTTCTTGAGCATAATCGTTCAATTCTTTTCTACGCATATCTTTTAATATAGCGTTCATATAGTTAGTTCTCTTGTTGATACCAGATGGGTCTTGAGAGTATGCTTTTATATCATAATTTCTCTGTGTCATTCCATTTACTAGAATATCCACGAACTTAGGTATGATTGGAACTGGTTTCCAATCTAAATTTAAATAGGACAAATCACCGTTTATAGATAACTCATCCTTATACTTTTGGATAGATTGTTCGCCTCTAGCGTACAATCTTAAATTGTGAAAATTGTTGTTATTATTAGTCCATCTACTAGAATTACCATCAAACCACTCTGCCTCAATAGCTTTTCCAACTTTTAAACCATACTCATAGCTAGTTTTTTCAACATCGCTTACTACTTGACTAGGAAATTGACGGTTTGTATATATTGCCATATTTTATTTTTCTATTATTTTTGACACGTTACCTCTATTTGCATACTTAGAGATATGTATGTTTAACTTCGGTTTTTCAACCTTTGCGTTCGGAGCGTATAAATGTCTGTTGTTTGCCATTATAGCCAAACCAGAACTTATTGATGCATCAAACTTTGTCCTTTTGTTTATATCGAATCTACTCCAATCGTTTA